TAGACGTTGATGACTCTCAGCGAACATTTGCTGGTGTTCTTAATGGTAAGATGAAAGTCTATATCGACCCATATTGGGGCGGAACAACTGACCAATTCTATGTAGTTGGTTATAAGGGATCTAGTGCATATGATGCTGGTATGTTCTACTGTCCGTACGTTCCACTACAGATGGTTCGTGCTATGGGTGAGAATACGTTCCAACCGAAAATCGGATTCAAAACGAGATATGGAATTGTTTCCAATCCGTTTACTGCAATCACGACCGGTGCGAATGTTTACTATCGCAAAACTAAAGTACTNAACTTGATGTAAGTCAAGTTGTTCTTAATTAGAGGGGGATNGGGCTTGTCCCTGTCCCTCTTTTTTTTTTATTTTGGAGGTAACATGAAAAAGATATTATTTACATTTTTGTTTCTATTAGTTGCTTTTCCAGTTTATGCATATGAGTTGTTGATGTTTAGTAATTCTCATTGTGGTTACTGTCAGGCCTTTCTCAATGAAGTAGCACCCACTTATGACAAGACAGAATATGCCAAGTATCTTCCACTTAAAGTAATTCAAGTAAATAACAGAATGCCAGACTGGATTGCTAAAGCTATGGAAGAAGGTAGGTTATCACCAATTCGTGCAACACCTACATTTGTTATTTGGAACAATGAAGAAATTGCACGGCTTGAAGGATATGCTGGCAAAGAAAAATTCTTTGAGTCTATTGGAGTATTCATAGAAGAAACAGAAAACATTGTAATAGAAAAACCAGAAGGTTCTCACGGACCGATGGATGATTTTGGTAGTCGCAGAGTACCACCTGAGGGAGTTATTAACTCAAGAGATATTTTTGCTCATACTTACAAAACACCTAAAGAGGCATTGAAAGCATCTAAGTGGCTTGACTGTGGTGGGAATATTCACTTCCACGATAAAGAAGAAGTTTGGATGCCTTGTTCAATGAATTGATATGCATGAATACAAAGCTAAGATACGAAGGATTGTGGATGGAGATACTGTAGATGTCGATATTGATTTAGGATTTGGTATTATATTAGCTAAACAACGAATCCGACTCTATGGTATCGACACCCCAGAATCCCGTACAAGAGATAAAGAAGAAAAGTTTTATGGTAAGTTGGCTGCCAGTTTTCTTAAAGAGCAATGTAAGAAAGGAACCTGTATTGCTTTAAGAACTTACTTGGATAAGAGAGGGAAGTTCGGGAGAATATTAGGAGAGCTTATAGTTGATGGTGTTAATATCAATGAATTGATGATAGAGAGTCATATGGCTGTTGAGTATGATGGAAGGTCTAAAACTGACATACATAAAGAACATATGTTTAATCGTCAAGAACTGAATAGAGCTGGTATCAAGTATTCTTAACTTGTTCCTTGTATTGGACTTTTCGTTGTGTTATATTATGTATGTCAGTTCGGTTGGGATTAAGATATTACTTTATACTCTTTATTAAACCTAACTTATATAATACCCAAATAGATACCCAAGTTAAATCAATCTCATAAAACTTTAAACCATGTTTAGCTTTCTTTGGATGTTTATGATGGTTATTATGCCACCCTTCACCAAAGCTTAATATTGCACTCCACCAACAGTTTGTGGATAAATCATCTTTTAATTCAAAGTTTTTATATCCCCACATATGACAAGCACTATTGACTAACCAAGTCACATGATACACCAATACTATCCGAACAAAGATTCCCCATACTACCCAAGAGATACCTCCTATTAAATAGAATATAATCCCTAAAGCTACTTGAATGTGGATAAAATATTTATCTAAGAATTGGTAAAAGTTATCATCGTAAATATCCTTGGTATATAATTCTATTGATTTGGGGTTATCTATTCTATCTCTATGATAAAGCATCCATCCGATATGTGACCACCAAAATCCTCGACTGGCATTATGTGGGTCCTCTTCTTTATCTGAAAATCGGTGATGCATTCTATGATGAGCTACCCATTTGATTGGGCCATTCTGACAGGCCAGAGTACCTAAGAACACAATAGTATAATCTAACCATTTCGGCATAGACATTCCTTTGTGAGTTAAGTATCTATGATAACCAAAACATATTCCAATCGAGGCTGTTAACCAATACATAACCAACATAGTAGCGACTGCACACCAAGAGAATGTAGCTGGATGTAGAGCTAGTAAAGCACCAAGATGCAGAAAAATGAAGAATCCTATGACTGTTTTATTAAGTTCCATTATATATTTCCTCGTGAAAAGTGTTATAAATACTTATACAAGATATATATCTTGTTTTTGAATATATGGTGTAGATGATATTAGTATTATCTCACGAATAACTTTTATCATCTACACCTCCTCAAAATGGAGAAATAACATGGAAAAGGAAAAAATTCAAGAAGCAATGAAATGGTACAAACGAAAACTGGCCATATCAGAAGATATAAATATAGAAGATATCGTAGATGAAGATATCAAAAACGTGGAAATACTTACAGAGAAAATAAATGAGTAAACTTACAGATACACAACCTTCCAATTTAAATCAACTTAATGTAGTTGGGTTTGAAATTAATTTTTCACGACTTCCTGCTACAACATATTTTTGTCAACGTGTGAATATACCATCTGTTATTTTGGGTGAAACACATGAATCAAATCCATTTATGAATACACCTCTTGAAGGTGATACATTATCGTTTGAGGCATTGAGTATAAGTTTTATTGTAGATGAAGATATGCAGAATTATATAGAGATATATAATTGGATGACAGCTATAGGATTTCCAAGAGATTATACACAGTTCGCTGCATTAAAAAGAACTGAAGATTTTCCGGGAACTACTGATGGTATATATTCAGATATTAATATTATGTTACATACAAACAAATCCAATCCAAATTATAAGATTACCTTTACAGATGTTTTCCCCACAGCTTTAAGTTCAGTACAATTAGATTCTACTCCCTCAACGATTGAACCCATTGTGGTTGATGCTTCCTTTAACTTTAGAGGACAGTTTGATATTGAAAAGATCATCTAATATTCTTCCTTGTATTTCCATATTTAGTATGTTATTATGTACATATGAAAATTGATGAAATAATAAAACTAATCGAAATAGATAAAAAGATTGACCATACTCAGCTGGATACTGAATCATTAAAAATTCCAGAACAGGCAGTCAAGTATCAACAACTAGCTCATGATGAGGCATTACGACTACGCTTTCTTGAGAAAGAATATAATGTTATCCGATATAATAGATGGATGTATTATATGGGAAAAGCAGACCCAGCTGTATATGATAAAGAACCATTTGACCATAAAGTTTTAAAATCTGATGTTAATATATATCTTGATTCGGATCTTATATTAAATGAAATACAAGATAGACTTACAGCACAAACAGAGAAATTAAAATTGGTTGTTGAAGCTGGAAAAGTAATGCAGAATAAATCTTTTAATATAAAGAACGCACTTGAACACCAGAAGTTTATGGGTGGTGCATTTTAAATTATGATAACAGTTGGTAAGATGAATGAAACATTCTTGATGGTTTCTTGTGAAAGACATATCGCTCAAGAATTAAATGAATTTTTCGCATTTCAAGTCCCAGGCTTTCAGTTCATGCCACAGTATCGAAACAAGATGTGGGATGGCAAGATACGTCTATTCAATATAAAAACGCAACAACTTTATATGGGTCTATATGACCATCTTATGAAGTTCGCTATGCAACGACAATATGTAGTTAAAAGTGATGTTGTTAGTATCACACCTCTATCTGGTTTATCAGATGAAAATATTGCAGATTTCTTTAAAGCTTTAAATCTTCATTGTAAACATAAACCAATCATACCCAGAGATTATCAAATAAAATCATTTACACATTGTGTGAAGAAAGAGAGAGCTCTTTTGCTTTCACCAACATCTTCTGGAAAGAGTCTGGTTATCTACTCTTTAATAAGATGGCATCAGAATTTNTTGGATAAAGATAAGATACTNATACTTGTGCCAACAACTAATCTGGTGACACAGATGTATAATGATTTTCTGGATTATTCGTCACACGATAAGTGGGATGGTAAGAGCCAATGTCATATGATATATTCTGGTAGAGATAAGAAAACAGATAAACAGATTGTCATTTCTACATGGCAGTCATTGTTTAGACTTGGAGTTCCTTTCTTTAAACAGTTTGGAATGGTAGTTGGTGATGAAGCACATTTATGTAGTGCTGTATCATTGAAAGGTATATTAGAAAAGATGGTGAGTTGCCGATATAGATTTGGAACTACTGGAACATTAACTGAATCCAAGACACATCAATTTGTTCTGGAAGGATTATTTGGACAAGTCTATAAGGCTGTAACATCTAAACAGTTGATGAAAGATAAACATATATCTGAATTGAAGATACAATGTTTGTTGATGCAGTATCCAGATGCTGAACGAGAGGCACAAAAGAAAGCAACATATAAAGAAGAAATAGATTTTATTGTAGCACATACAAAACGAAATAACTTTATATGTAATCTGGCTTTAGATCAAAAAGGCAATACATTGATTCTGTTTAATTATGTAGAGAAGCATGGTAAAGTATTAAAGGAGATGATGGAAAGAAAAATGGCTATAAACGAAGTTGCTGGAAAGTCATATCCAAGAGAAATATTTTTTATAGCTGGTGAAACTGATGTTGATGAGAGAGAGTCTATTCGAGCATTAACTGAAAAATGTAAAGACGCAGTTATCATAGCATCATCAGGTGTCTTATCTACAGGTGTAAATATAAAGAATCTACAATCATTAATTTTTGCTCATCCATACAAAGCCAAGATTAGAAATTTACAATCCATTGGTAGAATATTGAGGTTGGATGATATGAATAACAAAGCAGTATTATATGATATAGTTGATGATTTACATTGGAAGAAACGAGATAATTATGGACTTAAACATTGGAGGGAACGTGTTAAGATATATGCTGATGAAAAGTTTGATTATAATTTTAAACAAGTAACAGTATAAATAGGAGATAGAGAAGTGGGTAAGACGTATCGAAAAGCTAAATCAGATAGGCAGAAAGAAAGAAATCATAAGTGGAAAGAATTTAGAGTGAAGCGTAAAATTATTAAGGAGTTGGAAGATTATGAAAACGAAAAGGAAGTGTCCGAGTTGCCAGATGAAAACATCGAGGCAGATAGCTGAAGGCATTAGTGGCCATAAGTGGTTTAGTTATTATGAATGTGAAGAATGCAAACGCATTCAAACTTTTCCAATTAACAGACCCGCTGTAGTTGAAACAGAATATTCTGTTAGTAGTATGAAATCAACACCAATAGGAATTGAATACAATGATTAATGAAATGACAGGTAAATTACAGATTAAAATTTATAGAGAAACTGATAATCCATTACCAACATTTAAGAATCGTGGTGATGCTGGTATGGATATTCGTTCTAATGAGGATATTCGGATTCGAGCCTTTAGTTGGGTAACGATAGGAACCGGTCTGTTTATTATTATACCATACGGGTATGAAGGACAAGTTAGGTCACGTTCTGGTCTAGCTGCAAAACATGGATTGCAAGTATTGAATACACCTGGCACTATTGATTCTGGTTATCGTGATGAATTAAAAATAATAATGATTAATCATAATCATATGCCTTATGAAGTAAAGAAGGGTGATAGAATAGCACAACTAGTTATTAAACCAATAATTGAATCTGAGATGGTTGATATTATTAAAGACGAACACGAAGCTGAAACTGAAATTAAAAATCGAGGCGGTGGTCTTGGTTCAACTGGAGTTAANTAATGGCTAACCCAAAACACTATGTAGATAATGAAATGTTTTTTAAGGAAATGAAAAAGTGGAAACAATGGGTAATGGATGCAAGAGAAGTTGAAGATCCTGACCCACCTAGTACATCATATATGGCAGAGTGTTTTCTCAAGATATCAGAGAACTTGGCATGGAAACCCAACTTCATTAACTATACATTTCGTGATGACCTAGTGAGTGATGGTATAGAGAACTGTTTACTCTATGCTCATAATTTTAATCCAGAGAAATCTAAGAATCCTTTTTCTTATTTTACACAAATCATTCATCATGCGTTTATTCGTAGAATACAGAAAGAAAAGAAACAGATGCATTTGAAGTATTTGTATGTGGAACGGTCTGGTATTATGCAACAAGTAAGTGTGGCTGGTGAAGATAACAGGAAACAAGTTACTACATATATAGAGTACCTGCATACACATGAGAAGTATGCTGAATCACCATACAAATCACAAAAGAAAAAAAATAAGATTAGAGGTATTGAGAGATTTATGAAATGAAATTTTTATATCCCTTAGCAAAGAGATTTATTGCTGGGCATGATTTTGACTCTGCCATACCTGTAATCAGTAAACTTATTATTGATGGTTATGATATAACGATTGACTATCTTGGTGAGATTAGTAAAACTGATGAGGATTGTGATAAAGCTGTAAGACAGTATATTGACATAATTGAATATTATGCGTTGGTTAACTATCCATTAGACATATCCATTAAACCAACTCAATTAGGATTGTTATTAAATAAGTATAAGTGTTATGAACGATTGAATGATATTGTGCATAGAGCATATCTTCATGGAATGACAGTGCGTTTGGATATGGAAGATTCATCCGTTACACAAGATACTATTGACTTGGCTACAAAGTTAAGAAAACACTTTCCCAATATTGGTATAGCTCTTCAATCAAATCTATACAGAACAGAAAAAGATTTATCTCTTATGATGGATAAAGAAATATCTGTTAGATTGGTGAAGGGTGCATATAAAGAACATATTACAAAAGCATATAATAGAAAAGATTTATTACATGATGTTTATATCAAACAGGCTTTTCGTTTGATATCAGATAGAAGTCGTTCATATTATCATTACAAGAATGATACAACACCACTACCAGCTTTGGGAACACATGATGAGCAGTTATTAGATGATATACTTGGTTTTTTAAATAGGTTTAATGTGAAAAAGGATGATTTGTTTATTGAGATGTTATACGGGATACGCCGCGATCTAAGTTCTTCCTTGTTAAACCAAGGTTATTGTGTTAGACTATATGTTCCATTTGGTGCAGATTGGCTTCCATACACTTTACGAAGATTGCGTGAGTTTAAGAATTTAAAATTCATGGTTTCTAATATCGTAAAGGAGATGGTAAGTGTCAGATGATTATAACATATTAATGTTTCAAGAATGTCCTAGATGTAAAGTGCATGAGCCAAACTATGCGTTTACCAATTGTAGCTTTGATGTAAAACATGGTTCAGATGGAAAAGCAATACAAGTTTTTGAATGTACAAGATGTCATCATACGTGGGAGAAGAAATACAAGTGAAAGTAGCATTGATTACAGATCAACATTTCGGTGGTAAGAGTGATAGTCAGTCTTTTAATGAGTATATAGAAAAGTTTTATACCAATCAGTTCTTTCCATACTTAAAAGAAAATAACATAGATACAGTAATAGATTTGGGTGATACCTTTGATCGCCGAAAGTATGTCAACTTTGCTATACTGGATAAAGTACGCAAATATTATTTTGATGTTTTATGGCAAAATAATATTAAATTACATTCTATTGTAGGCAACCATTCAACATATTATAGAAACACGAATAATGTTAATAGTTCTTTTCTATTATATGGACATTATAATAATGTGAATGTGTATCCAGCTGCTCATACATTAACCCTTGATGGTACAGATATTGATTTGATTCCTTGGATAAACTCTGAGAACTATGAAGGGACAATGGGGTTTATCAAGAACTCTAAATCACAAGTTGCCTTTGGACATTTGGAAGTTGAAGGGTTTGCTATGTATAAAAACTATGTAGCTGGTACGGGACTTCAACCAAGTATCTTTAATAGATATGAGTTTGTTGCTTCTGGACATTATCATCATAAGTCAAGTAAAGGTAACATACATTATCTTGGAGCTCCATATGAGATTACTTGGAATGACTACGATGACCCAAAAGGATTTCATATCTTTGATACAGAAACCAGAGAGATTGAGTTTATAAAGAATGATTATCGTTTGTTTGAAAAGATATATTATGATGATGAAAACTGGGAGAACAATTTTAGGTCATTAGATACTAGCTTCTATACAAATAAGATAGTCAAACTTATTGTAGAAAATAAAACTAAGATACCTGAGTTTGAAACTTTTCTTGATAGAATGTATAAATCAAATCCTACAGACTTAATCATACTGGAGGACTTGTCTGAGTATACTGCTAGATATTCAAACCTAGAAGAAGGTGAAGATGTAGAAGTTGGTAACACGGCTACGTTTCTTGAGGAGTATGTGGATAGTATGCCAATAGATCATGAGAAACGTGTGGAACGAAATAAAGTAAA